GTGTAGTTTCATGGTCATATTCCAATTTATATCGTATTTATCAAAATCCTTACTATTTTAAATTAGAAGAAAACTTTTTATCTAATAAGGCTCTTGATATATTTATTAATTTATCCAATTGTTCTTTGGCTTGCTTTTTCTTTGACAAATTTTCAGTGAGTTTTGTCAAATAAATCATTTTCTGCTCTTTTGTATTCTTACTTTTTATAAGCTTTTGTTGTAACTCTACATTAAATTCTTGGTTAGAAATTATCCTGTCTAAATTTTTAACTTGATTTGCTTGGTCATAATTTTGATACTGCTCAAATATACAATATGTTACTGCACTCTTTATATTATAAAATAAATGGCTTTCACTTAATCTCAATGCAGAAATTATAAATCCAAATTTGTTTGGAGTAATTTTGTATCTATCAAACAATAAAATAGCATTGCCGTCCTTTATAATGGAACAATTCTTTAACTCTTGCTTGAATTCTTTGGTTACAAAGGTTTCAATTTTATCTTGTGTGTTTAACATAATGTAAAGTGTATATTTTTAGTCTCAGGATTAATGTCTAAAAAATTAGTCAACTTATCATACTCTGTGTTACATTTAATCATTGGTATCCCGTCGCAATCATAATATAAATATCCAAATTCATGTATTCCATTATTGAATACACTAGAATGATGAACCTCAAACACAAAAGACCAAACACTTACTTGTTCTTCAATATACATAAAACCAAAATAATCTATTTCTTCTAAATTTAATTTCTCAATTGAAGGACTTTCTAATAACTCTGGTTGTGATCTTAATGATATAATTTGTAGTAATGTATCTAAATTGTTTTGTGTATTGCGTTGATAAATGAACTTGTCTGAGTCTACTCCCTCAGGTATTCTTGAACGTTGACGAATACCTGTTTGAGTTATATCAAACAATGTATAACATTTAATTCTATGTGACATATTCTATTTAAGCAATAAAAAACCCGAGAATAAAATCTCGGGTTCTTATTTAAGCAAACTGTAATTAGTTTGTAAATGTAGCTGATGCTGCTGTAGTTACAGCGTAGCCTAGTGCTGCTGTTAATGCAACATCTAAATTACCAGCATTTGTAAAGTCCCATGCATTAACTGGGTATACTGCAACTGCTAATGTATCTGTATTATCACCTACTTCTGTGAATTCATAGATATAAACTGTAGCTAATTGTTGGATGGTATTGATTGTTGTTAGGATATCAGCACCACTTGGTGTTGCTGCACCAGTAAATGTAATTGTACCAAACTGTAATTTTGGACCTTGTGGTTGTACTGTTGCTGCTGATGTAACTGCATTAACGCCTGTGTTGGTGTATGCGTCTGCATCATAGTTCATTAGTGGCTTAAAGTCGCCATTAACTCTTGTAAATTGTGCCATTTTTCAAATTCCTTATGTTAGTTGAGCGCAAGGCTCATACTATTATTTATACCAAATGGCAAAAAAGTTGGTTTTGGTATAAATAAAAGTGTAGTTCGCGGAACGGGAATTCCCAACTACTCTAATGCTAAAGAGGAGCATCAGCATGACTATTTATCTATACAAGAAAACTCACAATCTAACTGGTCTCAAATATCTAGGCCAAACAAAAAAACAAGACCCCTATTCCTATCAAGGTTCAGGTAAGTATTGGAGACTACATATTGCTAAACATGGGTATGACGTAACTACGGAAATTCTCCGAGAATGTGAGACTATGACAGACATAGAGAGATGGGGGAAATATTATTCTAATTTATGGAATATTGTACGAAGTAACGAATGGGCTAATTTAAAACCAGAACTCGGTGAGCATGGATGGACACCTCCGAAGTTAGGTTCTGAACATCCTGGATATGATCATACTAAATACCATTTCATTCACGAAAGTGGTATAGAAAGGATATTTACCAGGCAGGAATTCATCAAAGAATTTAATTTATCCCCTGGAAATCTGCACACATTAATTCATGGAAACTGGATTGTATATAATGGATGGAGATTGTATAAAAACAAAAATGTAGACTATAAAGAATTCAAAAGCAAAACTAATAGTAGATATGATAATAAGATATACCATTTCATTCATATTAATGGCACCGAAGAGCACTGCACTCAGTGGGAACTAAGAAAAAAATATAATCTAGGTCAAGGGCACACTTCTGCGCTGGCCAGGCGTGACAGAAAAAGTTATAAAGGATGGAAATTGTTCAGCGCCCCTGAAGGTTCTGACGGCTAAAACCCATTCTATCAACAAACTTTAACCCTTGACTAACAAACCCTTCTTGTGTTTGTTGTCCACTTTGTAAGTACCCTTTAACTGGACTAGTTTCTGCTGCTTTGTTTAATTGATTTACTAAACTCATTTTTAAATTATATAATGCTATCCATATACTAAACGCACCGACAATGGCTTCTTGATTATTATTTAAATAATCTGATAACTTCCTACGCATTGGTTCGGTCATTGGTCTATTTTTAAAATACTCAAAAAACCCATTTACTAAATTACTTAAATTACCCTCTACTATTTTCTTATTGATATATGTAGTAAACAGTTGTATAAAAGCATTTCTTGATTGCGGAGCATTGTTTAAAAATTCTTCGACTGTGTTACCATACTTACTAATTTGTGCTTGTGCTGCATTTACTAATTTGTTATCAACTTTTAATTTTGGAGTCATTGGCATTTTTGCAGGAACAATAGCAACATTGCTATTGTTTTTAAGATTACCAATACTTCCATTCAATGGTGTAGCATCATCAGTGCTCGCAGAATCAGGACTGATGTACTGATGTACAACAATGCCTGCCTGTTTACCCTTTAAGAATTTACCCATTTCACTGTTAGTTTCTACAGTATATGTTATCCCATTTGGATTAGCTTTAAACGTATATAATCCATTTTTTTCTTGCAATGGACTAAAAAATAATACATCGCCCCAATAATATCCTAATCCTTTATCTGCTTTTTCTAAACTTGGCCAAATATTAGCAACAAGTTGATGTAACCCACTTCTATCAACTCCTCTGGCTTGGTCATATTGTACAAATTGCTCTGGACTATATACTTGTCTGCCTGACAAATCTCGTTTGTTAAACATATGTTTATCCATGATACTAAATTTTCCATTAGTACCACGTCCAAAAATTAACGCAGGATATCCATCCCATTTAATAGTAACAGCTTTAGGGTTTTTTGCAGTTTTTACTATACTGTCAACTGCACGATTAGCACCATTTAATCCATCTAAAAAAACTAAATCTTCAGGGTGATCTAAATGTCCTTTAGCTTCTACAATATTAATTGCTAACAGTTTATCACGTATATCAGCTAAGTTCACCTTTTTAATTCATCCCACATTCTATATTTTTCAAGTAATTTTTTCATTAATTCTTCATACTTTGCTGCATCAGTACCTTTAAGTTTTTCAGCATACTTTTCTATGATAGCTGCCATTTGTGCTGATGTTACAGGAGCTGTACTTGTAGGTGCACTTGCTGCTGAACTTGGTTGAGTAGAAGGTGCTGTACCTGAGCCAGTAGCTTGCCCTGTTCCCGCTGCTGATTGAGCACCTGCAGCTTGTCCAGCTCCAGCGCCTCCTCCGCCAGTTCCTGCTAAGTTACCAATAGTAAACATCATTCCACCTAGTTTTCTTAATGCAGCTTGTCCTTTATCTTTTGTATAACTTGCTTGAATCTCATCCGCCATCTTTTCAACATCCGCGGTGTCAGAACTATAATCTAAATTTCTTGACCTTGCGTATTTAGGCAACCAACGTGTCTTAATAAAATCACTGATTGAAACCGCTTCGTTTAATAATCCTTCAAACAAATTGTTTAATTTGTAATACTTGCTTTCAACAATTTTATACTTTTTAGTTTTACTTTCTTTTAATACACTTAATCCCAAATCACTCCAACTTATTTTTACAGCCTCAAGTAATTTATTAATCCAAAAAATTTGCCAAGCTTCTGCCATAACTTGACCTGATTTTAATCGTTCAATTGCAGCATTTGCAAAGTTTGGATCAGGATTTTGCTTTTTAATAATTTGTTGTACAGTAGCAACAGCATTTTGCCATTCTGGATAATTCTTTCTATCTGCCATAAAGTTGACAATTTCTTTGGTCAACGCCATTTTTTGTCTTTTGTCAGTAGTTGCATTAAGGTCTGCTGCTACTTTTCTAACATAGTTGTTTATATTTTGTGATGTTTGTTTTTGTGCATCATATGCACCTTTTGCTTTTGCGCCTGCATCGGGATCTCTTGCTGATCCAGCAGGTGCGGCTGGTGCGGCTGGGCTAGCTGGTGTTTGTTGTTGTACAGTACTAGGATTAACCTGAGTCGCAGCGGGTGTTGTTACATTTGGATCAATTAAACCTGTTTGTATTCCTTGGTCTATGTTTAATATGGCGTCTCCAACAAAGTTATTAATAAACTTGTCCATCACTTGACGTTGTGCCACACTAGCTTGGCCTTTAGCACGACCCAATAAACGATTACCTAATTGTTTTAACCCAGCAGCTCCGTAGTCACCAACAACTTGGTCTAATCGTAGTTCATCTAACTTTTCTATGTTCTTAAACTCAGTTATTTTCATCTTTCTTCCTTAATGACTTTGAAAACTTATTCCTGTCTTTAGCCTTAATGGCATTGAGCAATTTACGCTCTAAAATTTCAGCCTTATCTTTGTTGTAATGGCGGTTCATAAGTTCAATTAGATTAATAGCACTTGTAATAATGTTTACTGCTCTATTTTCAATGACTAAGTTCATGTCACGATTATTACCGATAGCCTCTAATTCTTCTAACAAACTTCTGGTTTTCTTTTGCATATATCAGTTTCCCGTATGTATTTATTCGGGTTAATGGTTTTGCTGCTGTAAACTTTTTAACAAAGATTTTAATTTACTGCTCTGTACATCACCTATAACTTTGTTTTCTTGTGGTTCTACTACTTCTTGTACTTTATCATTTACTGTTGGATTACCACGTATCTTACTCATGATATCATTAGGGCTTGGTTGGTTATATTGTTTTACTTCTTCTGCGTTGTCAGTAATTCGTAATGTCTCTATATTAAACTCTAATTCAATTTTTTGTCCTACTCCGCTACTACTACGTGTTTTCATTAATTGTAATTGATATTGCCCACGTTCACGCATACTACGGCTTGTGAAAATGCCAAACACATTATCCGCAGTATTAATTTTACTAATACCACCACTGATATGACTATGGTCAAATTCAATCTCATCTACCGCAGTACGATTTAATTGACTTGCTGTTACAAATAATACATTTAATTCTTTACTTAAATTACGTAATTCCTCACTTACATATTTGTCTTTAACAAATAAATCACTAGGGCTTACTTTTGCACTCACTGGCATTAACAAATCCAAATAATCTACACATAAGAAATCAATCTTCATTCCTGTTTGAATTTGTAATTCTTTACAATAGGCACGTATATCATTGACAGTGCTTTGTGCTGGCATATATTTAATTCGTAACTTACCTGCTTTTCTAGCAACCATTTTTACTTTCATTTCAACATTATCAATATCCTTAAATATTTCACGGCTACTTGTATCAGTCATCATACTATCAATACGCATACTACACAAACCTTCACTAAGTTCTAACGTAATATATACACCAGACAATCCTGCTTGTGCCCAATTCACTGCTAAATTTTGCATGAATAATGATTTGCCTGAACCACTACCACCTGCAAAGATTTGCAATTCACCACGATTGAAACCACCATATAATTTTTGATCCATGCTTGGCCAACCTGTACTGTTTTGACCATTGTTAGATTTAAGTGCAAGTAACCTAGCTCTTGGATCAGCAAAATAATCAGTTCCCATATCACGTTGTAAACTAATTTGTACTGCATCTTTAATTAACTTTTCAACTGGATCGTATTCCCCTTTCTCAAGTAATGTTGCACTTTTAAGTATTGCACGTTCTAATTCTTGTCTTTTTGTAAATGCTTCAAATTCTTCTAAAAACCATTCATAATGTCCGTCATCTAATTCTGGGATAACATCCACTTCAACCCCAGTAGTTGCTTTTACTTGTACAGGCTCAGGCATAACGTTATATTTCTTTGAATGCTCTACCATGAATTCTGCGACAGGACGTAGTGTTTTATCAAAATTAGCCACGTTCATAATGTTCATTACTCTAGTGTATAATTCTGCATTGGTTATCATCATACGCAAAAACAACATCTGAACATCAATGTTATAATCTTTTAGCAACCGATTTTCTCCTCATTTCTATAATAATCTTACTACTAGTGGCACTTTGTAATATACTTAATAACGTAGGGAACTTACCATATTTTACCACAGCTTCGTTTATATCTTTAATCCCATTGTCCCATTCTGGGATACTAACTTCATATCCCAATTCTAATGCTCTATCACACGTAGCCAATCCTGTTTTATCTTGATCAGGCACAAAAATAATTCGTTTGTTTAACCTACTTATAATTTCTACCTGATCATCGTTGATAGTATTGTGTGTTAATGCACATCCATCTATGCTAATAGCATCAAAAATACCCTCACATAATATACAAACTTCAGATTCAGGTTTTTGTAAATCATACCCAAACACATACCCTGCTTGTTGTTCGTTAATAAACTTTGGCTTTCTATCATCTAAAAACCTTGATGTTTGTCCTACAATTCTACCCTCAAAAGTAAATGGAATTATTATACGTTTACTTTGTCTACCTTCTAATTCAGGAGTTACTAAGAATGGATAAACATCATGACTTAAGCCACGACTTCTTAAGTATTCAATATAAACGCTATGTTTGCTGTTATTAATATCAAGTAATTCTCCATCTTCTAAAACAAAATCATTGAATTTTACTTTTTTACGTTCTTTACGTACTCTATATATTTCTAGTAAATCTCTATGTTGCAAACTTTCTAAGTTCCAACGATTAATTTGATTTTCATCAACATGTAACCATTGTAATAAAAGGCGTGTATTTTTAGTAATGCTTTTACCTAAAAAGAACCCACACTTAAACCCACAATTAAAACAATGATATTGCCAACTGTTTTCTCCCAAACGTACACCACCGCGCTTTCTTGTATCAGCACGATGTCCACGAAATTGGCAACAAAGTGCATTGAAACTATGCCAACCACTTTGGCTTAATGACTTTTTGCCTGGAATTAGTGTGAGGATATCAAACATCTACTGATTTTAACACAATCAATAATGTTATGCAACTAAACTGGTTTATCTTGCTAATATATTTGTAACTTCACCAGCATTACTTATAAAGACCATTCTTACAAAAGGATGGTAACCACGTATAGTCCAACCATGAGTATCAGTATTATTGGAATATTCATCAGTTGTTATTGGATACCAATCTGTGGCTTGCTGATTGACCGTACCTTCTATTGTTATATCCCCAGTATATTCACTTAATCTTGCTTGCAGTGTTAATATAGGATTATCATTTGTGTTAATTATGCTACTATAATAAGTTGCAGCATTCGGTAGTAAATTACTAACCATACTACTTACATCCACATTGGGGAAAGGTTGTCCAGTGGGAATTGTAACTTCCTGACTTGGTACAAAACTTGGTAACACGCTATTAACGATATTCATATCGCCACGAGCGCCTGCATTTTGATCAACGAAAACAGGATAGTCAAACTCACCAACTGGTATTTCTAAACTATAATAACCTTTTTGTGCTTCAATATTTTCAATATCTGCTGCATTTACTATTAATGCTGCTATACCAGTAGCTGGTAATTGTAATGTCAAAGCTTTACGTAATAACACTTGATTACCAGCATTATTTAAAATTCTACAAGTAATTGTTTTTCCTGTAATGTCAACAGGTTTCTGTTCTTGGTTCAAGAACTGGAATTGTATTTGGTTGTCAACACCTTTATTTAAAGTTAATGGTTTGGCATAGACTGGCATATATTTTCTCGGCGAATATCCTGAAAGTAATACAACGATTTGTCGTTGAGTATAATAAAAAACTGAT